GAGAGTTCATGGAACGCCTTAGTCTTTTTCGGCGCGGACGGTTGACCCGAAGCTGGCATCGTCGCTTTTCTGAGTTGGGCGATTTCTCGCTCATACTCTGCAACCTTCTTTTCCAAATCGGAGGCGGCCTCCGCCTTGATGCGGATCTTGGCGATCCCCACTGCATCCTTGATCCCGGCAGGGTAATTTCGAAGGATAGCGTGGTTTTGGAGCATTTCCGATACGGCCTTGTAAAGTGCGCTGTTGGAATCCTTGAGGTCAGGATTGCTCTCGACCTCTTCCAGCAGATTTTTATCCCATGCAGATTTTAGCTCTGCCTGGGTTTTCTGCTCGATTTCCTTACGCTCTTCCGTCTCGACTTCAGTGGCTTTTTGGTCAGCGAGTTTTGCAAGATCATCGCGGCCTTCCTCACGATAGCTCTTTGCCGCCTCTCGGTAATCTTCCGCGCTAAAGCGTCTACTTCCGCTTTTCGGCGTTTCAGAACCAGACTGTGTAGCCTGCGTTTTGGCGTTTTCAATGGCTTCGCGCTCCGCTTTTAATCTTGCTTTCTCCGCCCTGACATCCTCCCACTCTTTTTCAAGACGTGACTTGGCCTTCTCGTAACGGGTAGGCTTCTTCTCTTCGGAAGCCGACTCCGACTTGGTTTCATCAGGTTGCGTTGTTAAAGAACTTTTTGCATCCTTGGATTTCTCCTCGGATACAGGTGCTTCACTCGAAGCATCCTTTTCGTTTTTGGCTTCTTCAGCAGGCGCGGGTTTCTGCTCGGTATCTCCGCTGGCCTTTTCCTCAGTGGTATTTTCAGCTTTTGGTTCTTCGTCTTTTTTTGGTTCGGGAGTGTATTCCCGCCCCTCATCAGACGCTTGAGCCATCGCCAACAATTCCGCCTCCGTCAGGTTATTTGAATCTGCCATTTGACCCTTTCTTACACTAATTGCCCTGGGAGTCAGTCAAGGCACTAGGTTAGTTTGCTACTGGTTCATCCTCTCCATCACCGTAGCCAGCAATGGCGGAGTTTAATTTTGTGGTTGCCAACGACTCTAAGGTCGCCACACAACCCTTATAACCTTTAGCCCATCCACAGGCTTCCGCAAGTCGATCTGCATTTTTTGTTATTGCAGATGCATTATTGCGTAAAGTAAGATTAAGTAAGATTAAGCTTAATCGTTTTCCAGTTGGCGTTCCAAGGAATGCAGTCCAAGCTTTTTCATCCTCTTCAAGCCATTGGGGTTCTTCAACCCAATTATAATTTCTACAAAATGCTAATAAAGCTCTTAACTTGTTAATCATAAATATTTTATATAGAAAATAAATTTGTTGATCTATTTAATTTTGAAATGTTCCACCTGCTTGGAACCCACTGAAGATTTGACTCATGATGACTACCGCCATTAGATAATGGAATTATGTGGTCAACATGAAATTTAATCCCAATACAATTACCAACTCGTTTAGCTGCATCATAAAAAGTTTTTATGCAATCTAAATTTCCAATTTTAACATTACGATTTCTCTTTAGGGCTTGGTATTTTCTTACTCTAGCAAGTTTTCTTGTATAATTTTTTTTAGTCCATTCTTTAACATTTTTTCTATTCTGTTCGTGATTTATATTTTTTCTCTGCCATTCAAGTTTTTTAATGTTTCTTTGAATAAATTTTTCTTTTGTAAGCCATATTTCTTTTCCATTTCTGTAAGACCAAAATAATTCCTTATTAAGGTTTATGTCACCGCGCCTGTGTCTCATAGCTTTACCGCCCATGAATCACCTTGGAAAAGTACGGCTTCCTTACCTGTAAGCGTCTCGTATATAGCCTTTTGTACATCTTTGAAACTCCAATCGTGTCCAGCAAGCACCGCTCCGTTACGAAGTTTTGGCATCCAACCCTTGATGTCAGCCAAGACCGCTTCGTACCTATGATCGCCGTCAACATAAATAAAATCCAACTCACCATCCTTGACGAACTCCAACGCGTCAAGACTTTTTCCGCGGCTGTACATTACGTTACCAAGACCCTTGGTATTTTCTTGGAATTTCTCAAAAACAAATTTCATCGGGCATTGCTGGCTCGCCCGGTCATTGATGTCGTAGCCGTTTAGCCAAGGATCTACGGCCAGCACTTCCTTGAAGTATTTGGCGATGACAATCGTACCCTCACCGCTGTAAGAGCCAATCTCAACCGCCTTGCCTACGGCACCTTCCTTATTAGCCCACTCGCAAAGATGTTTTAAGCCTTCCTGTTGGAAGGCATCCCGCATTACCGGTACCTTCAAGCAACAGTCGCAAGTGCGGGGCTGGTCGGTCCCATGTTTTCACCAATGCCCTGAGGGGCTTGCTGAATCTGGGCTTTAGCCGCATCACGAAGCTGTTTCTGGATTGCGCGGGATGTGTTGGGGTCGATCTTCTCCAAGGCAACCAAATGCTGTTGGAGGTGCGCCATGAGTACTTGCATGGCAGCCTGGTCTACAGGCTGTTGGCGAGCTTGAGCCGCTTGGTTAAAGGCAAATAGCACAGAGATGTGCGCCTTGTGATCGTCTGAAGGTTTGATGGCCACAGGGAATCCTGTGGCAAGCATGGTGGCAATCTCGGTGGCTTGGTCCTCTGCTTGGTCGCCAGAAGCGGCCTGCGGGTCTTGGAACAACCGGCGAACCAGTGAAGGATCGTCCTGTTCCAGCACCGACTTTACCAATTCGCCTTGATTGACGAAAGGATTGTTTTGGAACATCTGCATTCGAGCCACAGCTTTCTGCAAGGCAAACTGGCGGTTAATAAAGTCGAGTCCGCCCTTGGGTTCGATGGAATACTCAGCATGGATACCTTCCGGCACCATCTGCCCGGTTTCTTCGGCATAGCGATACATCAAGTCTTTCTTGTTGTACTGCGTGTAAAGCGACCAGCACTGCTTGAACAAATGCGCCAAGCTCATGCGGAAGATCCGATTGCGTAAATCTCCAGAAGCAGCCGCCTGACCTTGGATAGCCTGCACCTCGGTGGCAGTCTTGCGGTCTGCTCCGGTGTATTGACCGGCAGAACTCATGTCGAACTGACCCATGCGCTGTTCGGCCAACATCCGCTCTTCCAGCATCAAACGCTGGAAGTCGAATGGAGGTTGGCTGAACTGAACCGGCTTTAATCCTTGAGGAAGGATCTGGCCGGGCTGCATCTTCAGATTCGCCGTGTTGAGCGAGATCGGGTTCTGTGCTTCAAAAACGGGTCGGTTGGCAAGCTCCACATAGTCCGAGAGGCTGTTCTTGAGTTTATTCAGCAGGTTCTCGCCTGGGAGTAGGATTTCGGCCACTCCTCTTGGGCTATACCAACCGCCCCCGGTGACCTCATATGGGAAGTCAACGAAGGGAGGTTCGCCGTGGTTGTACGGCAGAATAAAAGTTTTGCGGATGTCGGTCTGGATCTGAAGTGGGCTGTAGGTTTCTACCTTCCAGCCGTCCTTGGTAGGCGTATACATTTCCCAAAGAATGATGCGATCATTCTCGCCTTCCTGAGTAATTCCTTCGCGTCGATAAATCTCATCCTGAATTTCACTTCGTAAGCCCACCGATTTGGAGGGTTTACCAGAAATGATCTTGATGAGTTCCTCGTTCTGCTTGTAAGCGGGATTTGCCTTATAGGAGTCGATACTAGTCGAGATGATGTGTACGATGAAATCCGCATCTTTGAACTCCTTGGTGTAGGAGGGAACGATGATATGGAAAGGATCAATTGCGTCAAAGCGAATCTGCTTCTTGTCCTCATCCCAAATAACCTTGGCAACGCCACGGCCAAACAAAAGAATGTTGTCGATGACCGACACAATCTCCTTCTGGAAATTGGTCTTCTCGCGCATGTTGTAGTCAAACCAACGCTCGGCTGATACCGTGATAGGAGTCAACTGCTGGCGCATTGGGACAAAACTGGAAAGGATGTCGTTGCCGATTGCGCTGTTGACGAAGCTGGGCTTCAGCTTCTCAATGGCAGTATCAATCAACTGGACGTGAAGATCGGCGGCGGTAGGCCAAGGCTTGATCTTCCGGCGCACACCAAAGTAACGAGCCTGATAAAACAACCTCTGGCGGTTCTCCCAGCTTTCCCGCTGGTTTAACGCCTCTAGGATTCTTTGGTAATACGTTGCGCGTGGATTGTTGTCAGCCATTATTTCTCTCGCTCCCTATTCAGTTCGTATGACAGATCGTTGACGTAATGCAAAGCTTTTCTTGCCCAGGCTTTGACCCCAGGGCTGCTGTTGCGAATTTGAACATAATTTTCATCGGACATTAAATCAGTTACCGCTCCGCTTGTCTTGGTCAACGGACTCGTTGTACTGGCGCAACCACCAAGGCTTAGGGCCAAGGTCAGCATCAATGGCAGAGTTATTGTCGCGCCACTCGCCCTCAATCTTGTCAATGCGCTTTTCCCGCCAACCGGGGATGAGGCGAAGAACCGATGCGATGATGTTAAGTATCGCACCGATCACTTAAAATTATTTGATGTTCAGCCCAACGCCCTTCAGGAAGTTGACAACCTTCTCAAGCAGGCTGTCGTCCTTTGGGGTCGGGGTCAATTTCACAATAATACGAGCAGCCAAGACCACGCCACCAACGGCGGCAACAATCTCGGTCCAGTTTGAAGTAATCCAATTCCATATGTTCATAGTTTATTCCATATCCTTTCTGCTTGCTTCTCTTATCATTCTATCACGCTGAAGGGCGTTCACAAAATATGATTCTGGAATTGTATTTCCAGATGAAATTGATGTATTTGCCGATATAATTGCTCCCGCCCTATCTCCAGATGAAAGCTGTCTCCAAAACTTTTCCCAGGCAGGAGCCTGAAGCTTATTTAGCCTTCCAGATAATTCTTCACCAAAGCTGGGGTTGCTAGAATAATAGTCTTTAATTTTGCTTGAAAAATCAAAATCTTTATTTTCTTCAGAAGGAACTTCATCAAGATAATCTCTAATGCTTGGTACTTGCGCTCGCTTCCCGCGCGGATCTTGCATTGCTTGAATTTGGAATAATTTTGCTGGAACATTTTCAACTGGTGGTTTTATTGGTTCAATAACATAATCCTTTGGAACTGGCTCGGCTCTGCGAACAGGTTCCTCAACAGGAGTGGCACGCCTTACAACATTTGCAGTCATTGCATCCTTGCGTTGTTCCGGAGACATCATTGCATAAATATCTTTTGGATATGCAGTAATCGGAGTCACCGGAACCATTTCGGCTGCGGCAACTGCTTTCTTGTTTGCTAATGTGCCTCTTTCGTTTGGCATAATAAAACCTAACCTCCTGGGTCAAATCCTGCCATCACGGGATCATGTGTCTCGATCATGGCAAGAAGCGACTTCCACGTTGGCTTCTCAACGGGAAAAGTCAAATCCCACCTCATGTTACCACCATCCAGGCACAGGGCAAGGGCATCGGCTCTGTCTGGGCTTGCCAGACCCCTGGATCGCATCGAGTCCTTGGATTCCACACCAAGCTTACCCTTGGAGTTGGTCATGCTGCGCCGACAGGTCAGTTGCGCCGTCAGTTCGTCATCCTCAGGTAAAATGATCTCTGCATCCTCAATCTTCTTGGCCATGCCATACCACATCTCAGCCGACCTGTTGGTATACGCATCGTTGTCGTAGGCGGTTGACCCAAAGTTAACCCGGTTGACCGGCCAACCAGATTCAGCCAGGGCATCGCACATAACCATGCCTAAACCGCTGGCGTCAGCGTAGATGTTGCTGGCTTCTAGCCCAGCCTTCTTAAACTCCACAATAAACCTACCCACAGCCGCCATCGTATCCCTTTCGCGCCATGCGATCATTGGTAGCACCTTATTGCCATCCCTAATGCATAGTACGTTGGCATCGCCACCGGCGGCAAAGTCTACCCCGGCTACCCTAGTCCCTGGCTTGAACTGAGGTGGGCTGTTAAAGCAGTTCTGAAGCTGGGTTAGGCTAATAACCAAACTCTCGTTGCCTATGTCAACAAACTCGCCATAGATCATTGACCTGGTCAACGGGTGCTTCTCGCCGTACCGCTGGATGACCTCGTCTATCTGTGCCTGGGTAATGTGGGGGCAGTCAAAGGCGGTAACAGCGTGCTTGGACCACATATTGGCCTCTTTGGTGAAAGCCCGGTAGAACGCTCCACTGCTCCCCCCCGGTGATGAGGCGATTAGCAGTCGCGTTGGCTGACACCGACTGATGGCCTCGAAGAGGGGGTCGGCTACGGTCTTGGCTTCGTCCACCACCATGAGCAATGGATGGTGTTCGTGGTCTTCTGCGTGCCAGCCTTCAGCACGCCCAGGATCGGTTGCAGAATAGCCTATAATGCGCGATGTGTTGCCGTTAGGGTGCAGGTAGCGGATCTCGCCACTGGTGACCTCCCAGGGACCGCCAAGCTTGGCGATTTGGGATCGCATGCTAGGCCAAAGTTGGGATTCGACTTGGCGGAAAACACCGGCGGTTGTTACGGCTATGGAACGCTGGTAAACGAGCGCGTGCCATATCAAAATGCTGGAAATGACGGTGCTGGTCTTGCCGGAACCGTTGGCAGCGCGTAACGCCACGCGACAGTCTCTAGGCTCTAAGTCTGCCAATACTTTCTTTTGCCAGTCGTAGAGATTTATGCCAAGTACATCTCTGGCAAATGAAACCGGCTTGGAAAGGCTGTCCAATATGTCTTCAGCGCTTTTCTTTGGCGGTCTTGGCATATTCTATAAGCCCAAATAAAGCTGATTGCTCTGTTCGCTTGCTGCCTCTTGTTTATTTACCTTTCTTGTAAATGTTCTTATCCTATGACAATTTGAACAAACAATTTCACACTTTGCTATTTCAGTTAAAATTGCCTTCCAACTGCTCAAGTTTGACGATCCTATTTGAAATTTCTTTTCGCCATGCACGTGGTCAAAATCCATGGCAACCGGATGAAATATCTTTCCGCAATCTTTGCATGGAGTTTTTGATTTAATATCAACAATATAAGCACGAATATCCCTACTTACTTTGCTCTTATGCCTCTTGCCATATTTCTGCCAAAATGATTGATTTTGGATTGTTTTAATATTATTCATTTACAACCCCTTTTTGTTTTGTGCCAGAATTATTTAGGGGGGTTATGCGATTTCAAACTGGGGCTTGGGGGCTGGCAGGGGGCGTGGTGGTAGGCTGATACCTTGCAAGACTCTCAGCCCTTGGCTTTCTTCGTCTCATTTGCTTGTGTCGTTGTTTTGGAGAATTTGCTTTTGTAATATGTTGCTTATCAACATTGTTGTCTAATTTGATACAATAATTATTGTTAGACTTTTGATTTTCAATTTGTTTTGGAAGTTGTTCTGAATCAATAGGTATTGTGGCATTCTTGATTTGTCGTTTTTCGGTGGTCTCTGTTTTTTTTCTTGAAGCTATGCCGGCCAACATTGCAACCAGGTTGCCGCTAATTCCGTGCTGAACTTCACCGGCTACCTGCAATCGTGCGCTGGGCTGGGAATAGTTGTACACCCTTTCGGCCATCCAAGCCTTTGCCTGCCAAGACTTTGCACCAGCAAGCTCAATATCTCTCAATAAAGATAGTTCATGCTCTCTGCGAGCCTTTTTTATACGCTCCCCGAACTCTTTGCGCTTTCCTACCCAATTCTGCACAGTCTTAGGCTCAAGCCCCACAAGCTCTGCTGCCTTTTCCATTGTGAATCCACTGCGACAAGCCGCCACAATTTCATCAGCGACCTTATCAGAATACGCACTAGGCCGCCCGGTTTTTGCTTTGTCCTGGGATTCGTCCACGACACAATCTACCATAAAAAATAAATAAAAATAATCGTTGACACAATCAACCCGCTTGAAATAGTCTAAGCGTACCAAGGCAAACCGCTAGGCGAGCCGAGGTGAACCAAAAGAAAGGAAACACACAATGGGAAATCGAGCAGTAATAACAATGGAGAAACACACAACAAGTAGTTCGGCGGGCATTTACTTGCACTGGAATGGAGGACCAGAATCAGTGCTGGCATTTGCTGAGGCCGCAAAACACTTCGAAGTTAGATTCTCAGATGAAACATATGCAACCGCTAGGCTTGCTCAAATCATCGGGAACTACTTTGGTGGCACATTAAGTGTCGGGGTGGGAATACTTCGTCACTTGGATTGCAAGAACTACGACAATGGAACATATAGAATATCACTTGAGGACAATGAAATAGTGCTGGAACAATCACCAGATGGAAAGAAAAACTGGCAACGCCTAGACAATGCTCAAATTAAAAAACATCCATATTGGCAAAAGAAGGAAGATCGAGAGGATATTTTGTCGGACATTATATCCAAAAACAAAGCATTCTTTATGGCAAATGAGGCACGCTAAATGATCTGCTTTTGCATCTACTCACGCGCTGGCTCCTTCGTCTGCCGTTTCGAATCATGCGAAAAGGCAGAGCGATGGAAGCGGTTTATGGGGGTAACGGAATACACAATAAGAAAGGAGAAATGGTAAATGAACATCGCAATCGCATTCGCCCACGGCCTCATCCTTGGAGCGGTTCTCGCTTCTTGGGTGGCATTCATGCTGAGGAAATAAGTCTTTCCTTGTCCTCCCCTCGCAAGGGGGAGGCAAAGGACAGACCCGATAGGGTTTGCCTAACAAACAATAAAGAAAGGAAACACATGACAATAAAAGAAAAAGCAGAAAAAAGAATTGTAGCAGAATTGGAGCCCGTAGACTTGGAACAACTCTATCGTGATATGTTAGACGAATGCGAGCCGGAGGTAAAGGTTTGCGGCCTTTCCTTCTGTGCGTCTCGCATTGTCGAAGAGTTGGACCCCATTGCTTTTCGGTGTGGGGTTTGCGATTACGCTGACTCGCTTGTTAATGAGTTGATCACCGAGGAAATTGAAGGCAATCACTATGACTTGCGAGAGGCTGAAGAGATTGTCGAAGAGGTGGAAGCAGAGATGGAGGAAACGGAAAACGTTTAATCCTTCCTCGTTTCCCCTCGTCACGGAGGGGAACGGAGGAATGATCCGGGCGATAGCTTGGACAATCCTAATAAACGGAAAAGAAAGGTAGGACAGAATGAAGTCTCATGTTTTGCACTACATACAAACTTTCGATCTTGTTGATCGGAATGTGTCGTTATTTTGGAGGTGTGACGCAGAAAATTACGAACACGCCTTGGAGCAGTTAAAAGACGAGGTGGAGGGAAATCAGTCAGAAAAACTTATTTTTGTCGAATTATATAAATAACCCACCCCCCAAGTTCAACCCTTGCGGGATCTTTATTTATAAACGGCAGCCCAGCCTGGTCTGCCTTTACAAACGGAAGCACAGCCACCTATAAGGAGTCGATCAAACATGACCAAAGAACAAATCATTAAAGAATATATGTCCCAAATTGGACGAAAAGGCGGGAGCGTTACCGGCCCCACCAAAGCGCGCAACCTTTCGCGCGAACACTATCAAACGGTAGCCCAGGCACAACGCCGTAGGTGGGCTGAATGGCGGCTTAAAAACGGTAGGCCAGCTATTGATCGGGAGCGTTAAGGCTTTATAAGGACGCTGTAAAGCCCCTATAATGGCGTAATAAACGGCAGTCTAGCGTCCAATACGGCAACAGCAGGCTCGGTTGCCTAACGGTAGGCTAGGCATGGGTTCTACCTTGAATTTGACGTTATCGTGGGGATCTTTACTTGCCCGCTGTCTCCTATCTACCACGCCATGAAGACGCTTTCTAGTGGCATTTCTGCTCGATTCTGAGGCATCCTGGCGTGTTTTTTTTACCATTTGGAACAACTCCAATATCTTGGGGTCATCTTACTAGGTGGGTTGGAATCGCACTTATGCCTAGCTCGGAAGCTACGCCGCCTCTCCGGGTTGCTCTTCTTGATGGTCATGTTCGGATCGCCAAAGCCTATGGTCTTGGATTTGCCGTTTTGGCACGCCCGGACACGGAACTTCTTTGACCCGCCTTGGGTACGCACCGGCTTGTTACAGGGTAGTTCGCTCATTGTTTTAATTGGTCCGCTAGTAGTTTAATGTTTCGTTGATGTTTGTCTAGAAACCTTCCTAGTTCCTCCAGATCATCCGTCAACGCATTCATGTTCGCTTGGTATACCTCATGGCTACAGTTAGCCAGCACATCCCCAAAGAAGCGGTCGACTAGGCCAATGGTCTTATGAAGCCTGCTGTTCTCGGTCAGCAGCAGTTCAATATAAGCCCACGCCAAGTCGGTTTTGTTCACTTAGGGGCAAACCCGCCCTTCTTTGCCTTCATCAGCCGCCAGGTGCGAGGGCTGATGGTGGACTTTGACTTGGGCCTGCTAGTCCCAGCTTTGCGCCGGGCGTTGATGTTTGCGTATAAACCTTGTTTCAT